ATTGGTGGCGGCGACGCTTACGCCGCCTAATAACACAGGGGATTGGGTGCCTATCATGGTCCGGGAGTCTCCGATTTAAGTTGAACACGTACCATGCCATCACGATACTCATCCCGACGGCGACGGCCTTGCTGCTCGATGCCCAGTCCTTGGATAGCCTGCTTGTAGCTTGCGTCAAAGGTAGCCATCATGTCAGGCGGTCCTTTGGTGTAGCTGTAGGCCTGGATCAAACACGCATAAAACAGGGCCTCAGGGGCGTTTGTGCTGATCCATGTCGTGTTATTTGTCGAAGAGAGCTGCTCTGGACGATAGATATAGCCCATTTCCACCACAAACGCGGCGTTTGGGGTTGGTGCAATGTAAAAAGTGTTCTGGTCCCACACGGAATAGTACTTCGGCACCCCGGTTGTAGACCCGTTTGGCCAATATTCCTTCATGAAAGAGGTGTCTCTGAAGTCCAGGAAGATTTGGTCCGAGCCAGAGGTGATCATCAGGTAGCGATGAGTCAAGATATCACTGGGAGCAGTCAAAAACTTGTTGCCACTGGTCATGTTTCCAGTCACTTCAAGCTTGAAGACATCCAAGTCGATGTCTCTCAGGATTCTGTTCTCTGCAAAAGTGATGAACGTGTTTATCACCGACGAAGTAAAGACGTTTGCGTCTACTTCGGTGTAGTTTCTTATGTTTGTTACAAGCTCATCGTATGTCATGAGGTCACCACCGTTACAGAACCCACCACGCCCTGAGCAATGAGGGCCTGGTCTTGAATATAAGGACGCATGTCATTGGTGTTTCTGACTGTTCCAAAGCTCTGGAATGCAGTGAAACCTGGAGCACCCACAAACACCGATACAGGCTCAATTCTATCGGGCCTTGGCTCATAAAGGGCGATTGCATCGCCTCTATATTTCAAAGGCTCAAGTTGTGGCTCTTTTGGCTCGTAATCGTCGGGGCAGACCTTAAATCCGCGCCAGTTTTTACGCAACACGTTGTACTCATATCGCTGTCCGCAATAATCACACAGGCCATATGAAAATTTACCTGTTGCGAAGGCCATGCGTTACACCCCTAAGTCAGGAACGAAGTTAACGCTGGCAGTGTCTCTGTCTTCCATCGCAGCGCGTAGGAAATCTTCTTCGTAAATGGTCTTGAGCGCGCCTGTGCGCTCGGGCGAGTACTTGAGAGAGATGTAGTACGCCAGTCCTGATGTCAGGCATGGCAGAAATCTGAAGTTAATATCTGTTGTGTTGGTATATGCACCAGCGTCTTGGATACGGCGAATCCGGTAGTACACAAACGTGTAGTTCTGGTCGGCCGCAGGATAGAAAAACACCTTGGGGACATTCGTTCTCTGCACATAGTACTGAGCAGGTCTTGCTTGCGAAGTCTTGTCCGGAATATTTAAATACTCAGAGCGACTGATCCGGTCAATGGTAATGTCCGTCAAGATGCCCTGTGAGGGGTCTCGTATGACAGCAGACAAAACGTTGACGGTGTCTGTAGCCAACGATATCTCATTGATACCCTGCGTGATGGCGTAGGTGGCTTGCTCGATTGTCCAAAGGTTGAGGCCTCTATTGGCCCAGTCCAGGAACAACAAATTGAGAGAGCGACGCGCAGACTTCAGCTGGTAGCCGTTTGTGCCACGTATGCCGCATCTCTCAAATGCCTCTTCGATCAAGTCATCGATTGACAGATCAAAGGTTGTTGTTCCTGAAGTGGTCATTTAGCAGGCTCCGCCCTTCATCATCTTCTTGGCGCTGCCACCCTTCATCATGCCCATGGCCATCTTCTTGTGTTGATTGATGGCCATGCCACCTTTCTTCATCATAGGAACGCCAGTAGTTTTGCTTGTCTCAGAGATCATTTTGTTTGCGGGGCCGCTCTCAACAGCACCACCGCCACGCATTGCGCAGCCCATTCCACGTCCAGCCATGTTATTTCCCCTTTTTCATTGCACGGCCCTTAACGTCGGCCGTTTTACGCTTCACGGCACGGCCCATCTTGTCGGCCATGTCAGAATCTTTCATCATGGAGCCATCAGGCATCTTGTGCATGCCGGCTGCTCCGCCTTTTTTCATCTTGCCTACTCCGTCGGCCGCAAAAGCCGGCACTTTTTTGCCGCCCTTCATGACCATTTTCAATTTTGTAGTCGCCATCACTGCTCCTTATTTCGAGTGTTGAATAAGTCTGTCAATTTTTTCTTCCAGCTTGTTAAAACGCTGGTCAATGTGGTCCATAACCTTGTCAACTTCTGCTTGAGTAACGTTATCACGCGCTACCTCCTCTCTTGTTTTGTTAAGAAGAATGCTTATGCGGGCCAACTCCTGAAACTTCTCATGCATCACGTAGCCGAGAATTCCAAGTAAAAGAGTCAGTCCGCCTGCCCATACTTCAACAACTTGCATCAGCATCTCCAGCGCTTACGCGCCTGACGCAAGCGACTATTGGGGTCCTTGGCAGCTTCAGGGAAATCCTTCATCTGACCTTCGGACCGAGCGCAATAAGACGCACGACGTTTTGCTTCTGCCGCAGTCGGGTTCTTGGAAGTCACCGCTGTCTTGAGTTTGCTGCCAGGGTTGGCTTTGCGGTACGCTGTAACGCCTTTTTTGGTCATGCCTGCACCTGCCTTGGTAGGACGGAAATTACCGCTCTTTACCGAGGTTTTGATGCCCATGCCCCTGGAGGCCATTACTGCGCGGCTCCACCGTAGAAGAATAAGGTCACGCTGGTCACATCGACACCAGAGACATCAATGAACACCCCTGAGTCAAAGACGATGCCCATATCCGGGAGGATAAGGTCAGTGGCTCCGGCCGCAGCAGGCGTATTGATGGTCAGTAGGGCTGTGCCTGCGGTAGTGCTGCCATTCTTTAGGGTGAAAGACGCAGCCGTAGCGGTGTTTGTGAAGTAAACACCCGCTACCCTTGTACGACCGGCAATTGCGTGACCATCCGCAGTCTTTGTGACTGCTTGGATATTGCTGTTGCTCATGTTGGCCTCCTATTAGGCGGCAGCGATAACAAGCACGCCGTAGGTAGCAGCAGCAGGGTCAACAGAACCGGCGGTTACGTTGGTTGCGCGAACAGTGACTGTGTTAGCCGCTGAAACAAATGCGTTGAACACGATGCCAGCGGTGGGCGCGGCAGGCAATGCCAAGGTCACATAGTCGCCAACAGCAGCACCAGTAACGGTGATTGTCAGGTCAGCTTGTGCCAGTGTAGCAATGGAGCCAAAGTCTAAAGAAGCAGTAGCGACAGCCAGTTCAGTTACTGTAGCGCCAGCGCCCGAGATGAAGCCGTTCAACGAACGAACTGGCCCGGTAAATGTGGTTAAAGCCATGATTAGTTTCCTTACATGCAAGTTGGGGCGTATCTGTCTGCATGTCGTCAGCCGGGACTGTCAGATACACCGGAGAACCCCGGAATGTGTCCAATATACACCAAAAGAAAAAGGGGCACAAGGCCCCTTTTTCCGTTTACTCGACCATCAGGCCGCGCCGGGCGAACCGAACATGCCGCGTGGATCGCTGAAGCCAAAGCTGTAGCGTTCACGTGCTTTGTAACGGACGTTGCCAGTGTCGAAGTCGCCTTCAAAACCGGTTTTCATCGACACACGTGTGAACATCTTCATGCCGTTAGGCGCGTCGGTCTTGATGAAGAACGCGTCTGGGTCGGTCAAGAAGTTGTTGACTGTGTAGCCTTGAGGCACCATGCCCATGTTGCGAATAGCGTTGATGTCGTTATCCGCAGTTCCAACGCGCAGGGTGGATTTCAAAATCCGGTCTGCGGTAAATTGCAACTCTTTAGGAATAATCAACTTCAAGCCTTGCACAGCGATCTTCAAGCCACGCTCATCGGTGAATGCGGAAATGTCAATCAACGACTGCTCCAAGGAGGTCTCAGACAAGTCCGCAGCTGTTGCCAGTGTGTTGGACAAGTTAGGACCACCCAAAGTGGGGTGATTGGTTGCGCACAGAGCAACACCGTCGCCACCGATAGAGGTGGTGAAAGCGCCGTTCAGGATGGCAGCAGCTTTGATCTGCTTGGTTTGAGCCATGGAACGTGCCAAGGCACGTGTATAGCGAGCGCCCAGGCGGTCGTAGAGGTTGTCCTCTACGGCTTCTTCAGTCAAGGAGAAGGCCAGAGCAATCGTCTCATGGGTGTAGCGAGCAGTGTAAACCTCTTGTGCTTGGTCGTATGAAACGCCAGCGCCTTCGGTCTTCACAGGGGCTTCACCAAAACCCGATTCCATCACCTCTTCTTCAAACGCGCGGTCTGAAGTTTCGATTGAATAGATTTGGGTGTGTTGGTTTTCGTAGTTTTTATACTCGAGGCCGAACAAGGCGTTTAAGCCTGGCTCAAGTTCCTTTACGAGTTGTGCGCGGGAAATTGCCATTTATGTTCTCCTTAGGTACTGAAGCCCGGCGTGCCAGTGCTGCCGTACAGGTGTTCATTAATCTTCACAACGAGAACGGCGTATTGGCCCATCTCATTGCCCGGTACGTTCCACAAGCCAACTGCCTTGAGGTTAGTAGCTGCGGTCTCGGTGAAGGTACCGCTCATGGTCATATTGGACACACCAGTTGTGGTGCTGCCTGTGGTGCTGGCAGTGATGTCAGCGTTGAGGCCAATACTTGCTTGAGTAGGAGTACCCGCGTTTTGGATGATGAACAACTGGCTAGGATCGTCGATCACGTCAGCAACGATTTGGCCGCTGGTGATGTTGACGGAACCTGGGTAGTAGTTCTTCCATGTGGGCTTGCCAGTGGTGGGGTCGATATAGCTTACGCCATTCAAGACACCAACAGCAGCCGTATGGTCCGTGTTGTTGAATTTGACAAGGTAGCCATTGTCAATGGTTACCAAGTCGCCTTGGAAGATAGCTCCGGACTGGTTATCGTTAATCAAGTATCCGTACTGTTTTTGACCGCCAGTAGCAGAGAGATTACCGAGAGGACGCAGACCAAAGGGCTTATTGATGTTTGCCATTTGATGATTCCTTTAAAAGATGATTATTCAGCAGCCTTGGGGCCGCCAAAAGTGACGCGAGACTGCCTTGTAGGTCCTTGAATTCGCATGCTCGAGTGTGCATTGCTCTTCATCAACTCATTGTCAGCAGCTTGCATTTGGTCGTTTGCTCGTTGGCGGTAATACGCATTGCGTTCCTGCACGTTCTCTTCGGGAATGCGCGCTAAGAGAAGACCTCCCACGCTGATCACGCCAGCATGTCGGCCATCTTCAACAGATGGAACAGGGAAGTCGGGATATTCATCCGCACGAACAAGCTCATAACCCTCTCGGATTTTTCCTGCTACGTTCGCGCGATCTTCCTGACCGCCAACTTCTGCTCGAATCCATCTGTGCTTCGTTCCCTCCAGAGGAGGTGGGGCATCTAGTCGTGAAGGAGGAGCCCAGGGCTTGCGGCGTGTTTCGCTGTCACGAGTGTTCGCGCTGCGAGATTCACGGTTTAATGTGGGTACAAGGTTATCTGTCATCTCTTACTCCTTAACGTACTTGGCGTATTCCTCAAGAGGAACGCCCAACTTTTTGGCCATCGCAACTTGACTCGGTGAGAGCCGTACAGTGCGGCGTGCTGAACTATTCACCCCCGATGATCGGGTTGCAGGAGCCACCGGTTGCACGTTTCTGGTGGTACTGTTGTTTTGCGCTTGAGGAGAAAATTTCCGAGGATATGTTCCTCTCATGCGTTTATCGAGCTCATCATAGTACTCATCTGACGATCCGTCAAATCCCTCGTTGATCACGAGTTGCTTGTGGATACCCCAGGCAGTGTTTGTCATGACGGTGTCCTGACCATACCATGGATTTTTCTCCATCCAGTCCTCGAGCTTGGGGTCCACTGGAGCCGGCTGTTGATACTGTTGAACAGGCGCTTGTTGCGCCTGAGGAGCGTACTGTTGTTGCTGTGGCGCGGCGGCTTGCTGGCGCACATACGTCTCACGCCGCTGATTCTCTTCAGCCACTTGGCGCTGCTCATAGGTCAAGTCCGCCAGGCGCTGTTGGGCCTCGGTCTCGGTGTCAATGTCGCCTTCTTCGCGCGCTTTGCGGATGATCTGCTTTAAGGCAACGACCTGGGTATCGATGCGGCCCTTGGCCTCGTGCAAGCGTTCTTCGTCGGTGCGGAACATGCGTTGTTGAAGCTGCTGGGCCTCGGCCTGCACGTTTCTCGCATAGGCAATGGCGGCCTCTTCGCGACGCTGGGTCTCGCGCAGGCGAGCGGTCAGCTTGTCGATGCGCTTCTTGACGTTCTCGCTGTACTGGTTGAGTTCGTTCTCGGGCTTTTCAACGTTGCCACCGCTTGTTTCAACGTGGGGGGCCTGCTCACCCTCTTGAATCTTGGGAGACTGTCCGTCTTCTCCCATATCGATATCGACAGGTTCTTCCCCCTCGCCGATTTTGAATTCCAATTCCTGTTGTTCATTCATACCTTGGCTCCTTACATGTGCAAAATATCTTCAGGGCTGTTGACCACCCCGATGATTTCGTCGTCGTTGAGAATTCGAATTTCTCCGCCATCGATTTGGATGCGAGAACCTGCGTAACGTCCAAAAATAATCCAGTCGCCTTCCTTACACCACGGTCCGTGCGGGAACTTTGATTCGTCCGCATAGGCCAAGCTGCCAGTCTTCAAGACGTAGCCGCAGTTGGTTGCAAGTTGGGTTTTCTTCTGGGTTTCTTCAGACAAGACGATGCCGCCTTTGGTCTTTTCCGCGCCACGATAGGGCAAGACGGCGATGCGCCAGCCTGTGGGGGTAGGGATGCGGTCTCGGACAGCCTGTTCAAGCCTCTCCGGGTTAAACCCGTCTTCCGTATACGCATCGTCAAGGCTTGGGCCTTTTAGTTCAGCTTCTTCGCGCCACTTGCGCTCCAGTGCTGTCAGGTTCTCTTCAACTTCCATTGGCATCTCCTCTGTGGTTAAAAATCATCGGTAGTCCTCCGTGATAAAAGTTCACGAACGGTCTCTTCGGCAAATTTCAATCCTTCGAGGCGACCCATCATGAAGCGATACCGCTCCATATCAGAGATGGTGCCATTTAAAACGATAGCCTCCGAGTCTTCTCGGAGCTTTCTTAATTCTTTGACGACTGCTTCTGCAAATTCGAGCATGGTAATTCCATGAAAAGCAGGTGGTATAAGGCCCCACCCGTTGGCAAGTGCTTACGTCTCAGTATATCTCAACCGGACGGTTGCCGTCTTTCTTCTTTACGACCATGAAAGCGCCACCCTTCTTGGCCTCCTTCGGCTTGCTAGGCCTGTTGGATTTACCAGCGGTAGAAAGAGCAATCGCGACGGCTTGTTTCACCGCTGCGGACTTGTTCTTCGGCTTGCTGGTTCCAATCTTTCCTTTTTCTTTGTATGCGCCCACCATCTCTCCAATGTTGGAACTGACTGTCTTGCGACTTGAGCCTTTTTTAAGCGGCATTTCGGCCTCCTTGAGCGGGTGGTGTGTTTTGTGTGGCGTTCATGCGCTCTCGGGCAACACCGGCTCGAAGTTGCGCAATGTTCTCTTGTGACTTTACACGATTTTGCTGTGCCTGAGCATTTTGCGCAATCTTCTGTTGGTCGAGTGCAAGCTTTTGCTGGTCCAGTGCAATCTTCTTGTTGTCGTTGTCGGCGCGTTGCTGCAATTCCTGCTTCTTGAGCTCGACCAATGGGTCTCCCTGCTCGCCAGACAGCTGGTTTTGCATGTCCCGAACCTCTTGCATGAACAAAGCAATCTTCAGCGCCACCATGCCTTCCTTTTGAATCGGAGAGACGATGCCATCCGGGTCGGTGCCGTAGTTTTGGAACAGTTCTGCTTCCACGGCTTCCTCCGCTTTGAGTCTCACGTGGTCCAGGATGTGTTTTTGCAGAGCGGTTGCTGCCATGGCGTTGGCCTGGAGGATAGGAGACAGGCCCATCATCAAGTGGCTGGCAATGTGCGCGTCATGCTGCTGGCCGGCAAAGGCTTTCAGGCGCATGTTGTTGAGCACGTCGCTGTTTTCACTGGCCGGGTCCTTGGGCATTTGGGTGTTTTGCGGTAACAAGATGCCGTCGATGTCCCGCACGTTCAAAGCAGAGTACACGCGGTAGTACGCCTCGTACATGTCGTGCATCTGAGGCGCGCTTTGGGCCATTTGCAGCTGCGTTTGGGCCAAGGTGATGCGTTGGGCAGAGCTAAAGATGTTGGGGTCAGCAACTGGCAGCACCGCCACCATGTTGTTGAAGTCCTTCTTCTTGATCGAGCGCGCGCCACCTGGCACATCGTACGGATAGTTGTCCGGCATGTACTTGCCAAAGCCCTTGGCCAGCATCTTGAACTCAAGACTTTGCGCATAGTGCAGGCGTTTGTGGATGGCGGACATGACAATCGAGCCGCGCTCGAGCAATGCCAGGGTTGTGCCGACCTGGGCGTTCTGATTGGCGTCGCCGACCTGCATATCCGCAGTGCTGGCCAGGCGTTTACCCGCGTCAACCAGGAATCCAAGCAGTGCAAACAGGGCCTGGCTTGGTTCTTTGTACGGCAGGGGCAACAAAGAGGCTTGAAGCTCCGCGCCACCAGCGTCAATGTCTCGCCATTCGCCTGGCTGGATGGGACTGTCGTTGTCCGCGATCCGTGCGCCCTTGGCTTTGAAGCCTGCTGGCAAGTTTGAGAGCGTTCCCGCGTCCAGAAGCTGGCGCAGAGCACTGGTTGCGCCCTTGGACAGGCCACCAACCATGTGAACAAAGCCCATGCCGTACGCGCCAAGGCCTTCGACCAGCACGTAGTGCACAAAATAGTCCTTGCGCACCTTCAATTCGTCGTCTTCGCTCCAGTTTCTGCGCACACCGACCACTTGCAGGCTGTCTTCCAGCATGGTGACGACGTAGGGCAAGCGAATTTTGGTGTCTTCGCC